CAACGATTTGCAGAGGAATTGAAATACAATGACCCCGACTGGATCTGGGAAGATGGTGATTTCAGAGGGTTGGATAGGACTATGAACAGAGTTCTACTTGTTCTCTATCTGACCTCTGGATCATTATATTTCGACTGGAAAAGAATGAGCCTCCCTAATAGAACTCTTTTACGCGCTATACTTACCTATCTTGTAGAAAAAATAACAATAAAGATAGTTAACATATATGGTAATGTGTGGCGAATAATGTATGGCGTTATGCCATCAGGAATATATGAAACATCCCATGGTGACTCATGGTGTGTTTCATTTTTATTCTTCCTTTACATTAGATGGGTGATGGGATCAAATCATAAAGCTTCAAAACGCGTGGCCGATGCCTTGCGTGCAGGTCATATTAGGTTTGTCGTCTATGGCGATGACCATGTGATTGGCACACATAAATCAATTAACAAGTGGATAAATGAAGCTGGTTTTGCAAAATTTGTGAGTAAATATTTTGGTATGACAATTCGAGATGCTCGTAGAATAACAGAATTTTGTTCAACAATGAATCCTGATGGCACTCTTCGTACCAGGGGTGTCGTCTTTCTTCAGCGATTCTTTGTGAAAAACCGTGGGGATCCTCTTCTCCCCGAGATATTACCTGTTCGGCCAATAGAGAAAATAATTGTTGGCTATGCATATGGCAGATCTGCAAGTCGTCAGAACTTAATAGATTATGTTTTAGCAATAACAGGTCAAGCCTATGATTGTGGTTACAATCATGTGGCTTACCTCTTTTGCAAATATGTTTATGATGAGTTGATGAAATTAGATATAAAATTCGACTTTGCATCTTTAATTGAAGAAAAGATTCGTGCACAAGGTGATAATGACATAAAAAAACTAATACACCGTCTTGGCTTAACAAAAGAGGAGTTAATGCGAGGTTTTCCCTCCTGGGCTGATTGCATGGCGATGCATGTTCGTGATGATGATAAAAATGACTTCTCTCGCGTAAAAATTGATGATTTGCTTGCTCCCAGGATCATAAAT